ACAAAGATTTTTGAGGCTTATACGCAAGATTGGAGAATCACAGCAATTGTTGAAAGCAAAATTGATGAAGTGATAGAATAAATCAAATTTCAATGATTTTAAAAGGAGGGAAATAAAAGTCCCTCCTTTTTTATTTTCGACATATTTATATTAGATGAAATATGTCTTATTAGAAAAACAACTTAAAGTACTAGAGGAGGCTTGGAAGAAACAAGAAGAAGACCCAATCTCGTCCCATATTAGAAAGTGTCTTAAAGATGTTTATAAACCATTAGGAATGTGGGGTTCAATCCAAAGTCCTGATGATAATTGCGAGACAGGAGAAGGGGTAATTAGAGCATATGCACATATACCCGGAGAAGACGAATGGTCAATTCTAAATAGATTTGACACAAATACAAAAGTTAGAGACAAAATTAAACAATTATTTACCGCGCAAAATCCAGGTCAAGAAATTACAACAAGTAGTTTAATGGATTTTATTGAGAATAATAAAAAACAATTATTTAACGGTGATTATACTGATGAGTTAGTTGAACTTAATAGAACAACGATTGAATCAGGTAATAGAAATGAAAAATTCGCAATTGAAATATTAAAAAAATATTTTGGAGATAGAGCAATAATCAAAAGATTTTGCTCTGGGGATTATAGAGATACGAAAAAAGGTATGGACATTTCTGTTGAAATTGGGGGTAATTCGTTTCACGTTCAAGTAAAACCATTTGAAGATATTAAAAGTTATATTGATGAAGAAAACGCTGACACTTATTTTCAGGTGAAAACTTTTTATAATCCGACTAAATATTCTGAAAAAAATGTTGATATTATATTCTTTGTTAATTTTGAATCTCAGCGATATATTTTATTTTCAAATAATAGGTCTAAAATTGTCGCAAAATCAAATAACTCGGTTTCTTTTTATGAACCATATTTATTAACAAATATCGAGTTTAAAACTCAGTATAAAAAAAGAAAAGTTTCAAAAATAAAACAAACTAAAAAAGATTTTGTGAAAGATTTATTTAATGCTAATATGAGAAAAATTAAAGATTTGGAATTTAAAAAAGAAGCGTTAGAAAAATTAATACAGAGAGAAAAGAAAAAAATGGAGTCCTTGGGACAACAAAGTTTAGATATTTAATTAAAAAAAAATAATATAGTTAATGTTAAAATAAAAACTTTTTAACATTTGGACATATTTATATACAAATAAAACCAAACAAAAAAAATGGCAAAAGAAAAATCAATCGTAGAAGAGGCAATCATTCAGATGAAAAATCTTGAAGAGGCTGTTGCCGAAAACGCAAAAGGAATACTTGCTTCAACAATGAAGGAAGAAATCAAAGAATTGGTAAAAGAATCTCTGACAGAGCAAGATGCTCCTGAAGATGGGGTTGAAGATGAGACCGAAATTGAATCCGGTTCTGATGACTCAATGAACATGGACATGGATACAACTATGGACATGGGAGACACCGATGACGAAGAAGAAGATGAAGACATGGGTGATGAGGAAGATGAGGAAGGTGACGATGAGGAAATGGAAGATGAAGAAGAGGACGCAATTGACCTAACCGACAAATCAGATGATGAAGTTCTTCGTGTTTTTAAATTAATGGGTCCTGATGATAACATCGTTGTAACAAAGGATGAAGCGGGTAACATTAACATTAAAGATGAAGATAAAGAATATATGATTGTTGGAGAAAGCGTTGAAGACAAAGAATTTGATGAAATGTATGACGATTCTAATTTAGATGAAGAATTGGATGAAATGTATGACGATTCTAATTTAGATGAAGAATTAGAACCTGAAGATTTGGAAAAAGGAATGGAAGATATTTTTGCATCAGAAATGTCAGAAAATATCTATGAATTAGAGCTTGATTCCGATTATGAATCTATGGAAGACCCTGAATTTATGGGGGACGCTGAATTCATGGAAGAAGATACCGTTTACGAAATCGAATTAGGGGATGAAAATTTTGAACTTGAGGAAGATGATTATAATCTTGAAAAGGAAGAAGGTATCATGGAATCTAAAAAGAAAATGTCTTTCAAAGCAAAAGGTAAAGTTGGTAAAGGTCCTAAATTCAGTTATGAAACAGGAAAAGGTGGTTTTAAAACTGTTAAGAAAAACGCAAATAAAACTATGGGAACTGGAAGTGCAAAGAAAGGTTTCTCATACGATAAAAAAGGTGAAAATCTTGATGGTGAATTTAAAATCAAACCTAAGAAAATGGAAACAAAAGAAGCCGCTCGTACTAACAGTTATGTAACATCAGGTAAAGTTGGTTTAAGAAAAGGTTCTGATAGAAACGAAAGTAGAAAACAAGTTCGTAATGAAGACTTTTCAAATCAAGAACTTTCTTTACTTAGAGAAAAAAACGAAGAGTATAGAAAAGCACTTAATGTTTTCAGAAATAAATTAAACGAGGTTGCAGTTTTTAATTCAAACTTAGCTTACGCGACAAGATTGTTCACAGAACATTCTACGTCAAAACAGGAGAAGATTAATATTTTAAGAAGATTTGATGGTGTTGAAACTATTAAAGAATCTAAGAATTTATATCAAACCATTAAAGATGAGTTGTCAACAACAACATCTAAAGGTAAATCCAATGTTAATGAGTCAGTTGAGAGAGTAATTGAAAAATCACAATCTACAGGTTCTGCCACTAACCTGATAGAATCAAAAACATATGAGAATCCTCAGTTTTTGAGAATGAAAGATTTAATGGCAAAAATAAAATAAAAAATAAAATAAAAAACAAAAAACCAAAAAAATGGGAGCATTATTAGAATCAGGTCTTGTTGGTAACATCGGTTTAAAACACCTTAAAGTTATCAAAGAAGATACAATTACAAAATGGGATAAATTAGGATTCCTAGAAGGCCTACGTGGTCACCTAAAAGAAAATGTGGCGCAGTTATATGAAAACCAAGCGTCATTTTTGATAAACGAAGCAACTGGCGAAGGTTCAAACGGAGCGTTCGAAACTGTTGTATTCCCTATCGTTAGACGTGTATTCTCTAAATTGTTAGCAAATGATTTAGTATCAGTACAAGCGATGAACTTACCTATCGGTAAATTATTCTACTTTGTACCTAAGATTCAAGGATATACCGATAATCCAGTATTATCTAATACTAGTGAACATTATGCACCTGTAGGTTCTCCAAATAGACCTGAAACAGACGGAGCTGCGGTTTCTGCAGGTTACACAGGCCCTAACGCTTTCAAGAAAAATCTTTACGATTTATTCTATGAAGGAAATGAAGCTGAGTTAGACCCTCCAGGATTATTCGATTATTCTAAAGGTCGCTGGTCAGCGGTTACCGCTTCAACAACTATCCAAGTTTGGTCAAATGGTAATTTAGTAGACCTTGATGGTGAATTAAATAACCAATCTGGTGTTAGAAAAGTAATTATCGCATTATGTGATTTCGCAACATCTGGAGCTGGTAAATTAATCGGACCTGATGGTAATGAAATCGATACAGAAGCTTTCTTATCTGATTTACGCATCTATGCAACTGATATTGAAGGTCTTATTGTTACTACAGGTTCATGTGGTACTGTATTAGGTACATCACAAAGGCCAAATTCATTATTATTCCGTGTAGTAACACAACAATATGGTAAAGGAATTGTAAAATATGGAAATACAGTTCAAACTAATTTCCCTAATCAAAGTAATGGCAACCCTGCAGGAAATGGCGGTTCATTTAATGATATTTGTGACCCAACAGGTTGTATCTATTTAGAAGTTGACCTTTCTTGTCCAGTATGTGCTGAGTGTGACGCAACATCTTTAGATGGTTATACAGGTGCTACTATGGCGGCTGAAGTTAATGCTAACGGATTTACCGCTGTTTACAGACGTTATGAAGAAATGGAATTCGAAGACAAAATCGGTGAGGTTTCTTTCGAACTTGATTCTGTAACAGTTTCTGTGACTGAAAGAAAGTTAAGAGCACAATGGTCACCAGAACTTGCTCAAGACGTTGCGGCATTCCACAACATTGATGCTGAGGCTGAATTAACGGCTTTATTGTCTGAACAAGTTGCGGCCGAAATCGACCGTGAAATCTTACGTGACTTACGTAAAGGTGCGGCTTGGAACTTACGTTGGGATTATAACGGATGGAGAAGAATTAAACAAACTACATCTTATACTCAAAAAGATTGGAATCAAACATTGATTACAACTATCAACCAATTATCGGCTCAAATTCACAAGTCAACTCTTCGCGGTGGAGCTAACTGGATTGTCGTATCAAGTGAGGTTTCCGCAATCTTTGATGACTTAGAATACTTCCACGTATCTAACGCTTCACCAGAGCAAGACCAATACAACATGGGTATCGAAAGAGTAGGTACTTTAGCAGGTCGTTACCAAGTGTACCGTGACCCTTATTTCCCACCAAATCAAATTTTGATTGGTCATAAAGGTACATCGTTACTTGATACAGGTTACATCTACGCACCGTATGTACCTCTACAATTAACACCTACAATGTATAATCCATTTAACTTCACACCTATTAAAGGTATTATGACAAGATACGCGAAAAAGATGGTTAATAACCGTTTCTACGCTCGTATCACCGTTGATGGAGTTCGTACATTCGATTTAAGAGAATTGAGATAATCAATACTTAAATAGTTTACACTAAAAAGGTCAGAGAAATCTGACCTTTTTTATTTTAAAAATGGTTTAAAAATAAACGGATTATTAGTATATTTATACTATATGAAAACTAATTTAACTAAAGAAGATTTTATTAATATAATAGAACTATATAACACAACAATTCCTAGTACTCATAAATTAGCGGAAAAATATAAAGTGGGTCATAAAAAAATTCGTCAAATATTATTAGATAATAATGTAAAAATTAACAATAAAGGAGGTCAGATTAAAATAGGAGATAGTTCATTAATAGAATCATCAAAAGTAAATTTATACAAATGTGAAGAGGATTATGAATTGGT